AGACCGCTGAGCATTCCACGATCACAAACATTTAAAGAAACAGAGGATGCTTTTGTTGAAGCCGATAAGCTTAAGATCACTCAGGATGTGAAAGCTGTGGAAGAGAAGTATGGGCTAATCCAGAAAAGAACAGAAGCTATTGACGATGCGTTCAATAAGCTAGAGGCTTATGATGCTTCCTCTATTAGTACAAAGCAAGACCCACTTGCTTCTTATGAAGCATACAGAAACATCCGCACTCTTTTCAAAGAGCTTAGAAAACAAAGTGATGTGACATCTACAAAAACAGGCTATGGTCAAAACTATTTAACTGGTTTAGAAAAGTTTGGCCCTGCTCTGATTAATATTATTAACGATGTTCAGTTTGCTTTCAAAACTCAAAAGGCTATGAAAGGAAGTGACAAGCCATCCTTGCTTGCAACCTTTAAAGACCAGTTAGAAATTCTTACCAGTAAAAGAATAAACCCAATCACTGGAGATTTGGACATGGCTACAGTGAAGGAAAAGACTAAGGCTATGAATAAAATTCAGCAGCTTACTCCTAAGCTGGCTAAGGGTGGATTGGCTTCTAGAAAATAGGTTGTTGGTGGCTACTGGGCCAGTCTATTCACCACCACAATCTGCAATGGAACCACCAACACGGGTGAAGACTAGTCTTGGATGAACCCAATTAAATGCCACTGAAGGCAAGTTGCCAATCTTCACTCATCTTGGTAGGGCATACAGGAATTGAACCCATATTCGTGGTGTAGAAAACCACTGTATTATCCTTTATACTAATGCCCTAACTTCCTTAAACAGCTTCCTTAAGCTTTCTCAAGTTATCAAAATATCCCCTGTCAAATCCTCGCTGCCACTCTTTGCCTTGAGTGGTGTTGGGATTGTATTGGTTATTCAACCATCCCTTTGTGAATGCAAAATAGCCTTGCTCAAATTGAATACGCAGCGGTGCTGTGCGTTCTACTTTGACAATGTTCATAGCTGTTCCTTTAGCTGAGATATTTTTAAATTCCAACAGTCTGACTTTACCACATATCCATTCGCAGGGTCAACATCTCCCTTCTTCATGAACACAGCATCTTTAAAGTATTGATGTTTTTCATACACACCAAGATACCAACCAACAGAGAAGTCATTCTTCACTCGACAGAAAGCATAGTAGTCACAGTCTTGCTTAATGTTTAGATTAGCAATGCTGCAATCATATGTTTCCAAAGGAACATAGCCTGTCTGCTTTGTCTTGACATCAATCTTAATTCCACTGTCTAAAACTAAGTCGTAGTCATAAGTGTTGGCTAGTTTCCCACCCAACACCTGTTGAGCAATAGCTTCACCAATGAAGCCAGCCATGTTGCCAGCCCCCCTGATGATGCTATTGTAAAGCTGCCCCATCTCAGCAGCTTTATCTCTCGCTTCCACTAACATAGTGGGAGTGATGACTACTTCTATCATCGAACAGGACAAGCGCCAGAAGCACAGTCGTCATCAAGGCCGATGTTAGCTTCATCAATGGAAGTGATGAGGCGTGTGCTAGCTACCAATTCGTTGTACTGGTCTTCACTGATTTCTTCCAACGGTGCTTGGTGGAAGCCATGCTCTGAGTGCAACAAGAAAGACAAGCTCTTATGATTGTTCTTGTAATTCTTCTTCAGATATTTACGAATCTCAGGCAGTTCTTCCTTGCGGTAGTAGACAGTGCAGGACACACTATTATCACTCCACACTTCTTGCAACCACTTCACTGTCTCCAGTTGTTGGATGGCTGTCATATCCTTAGCCAACACAGCATGTTCAGGATGACGGAAGGGGAAGGACACAACCATTGTTGAATGATCAGTGCTACCATCAAAGTTACGCTGTGGCTCTACAGGATATCCATGATCACGACACACCTGCACCAATGAATGATTGGATGCAATGCGAATACGTCTAATCATGAAACGAGCATAGGCAGGGTGGCAACCACTAGTGACACCGGGCAACAAAGACAATGTGCCAGAGGGCTTCACAGTGGTGAGCTTCACAGATTTATTGAAGCCATGCTTCTGGCTGTAGAAGGCATCAAAGTTACGCAGCTTCTTGTATGCCATATCAAGCCAACTCTTCTGTTCTTCAGTGGCTTGCAACACACCAGTGATGCCAATACCCATACGCATGTTCTCATGCACAATGGCTTCTGTCTGTGGCAGATGGCAAGGCAAAGCAAGGCTGTGTTTGTTAATACGATAGAGCAATGTAGCCACATCGTTAAACTCTTCTTCGCTTTCAATGTTAGGCAGATAGATTTCTGCCAAGCAGCAGGTTTCTTTATCAGCCAAGCTTTGTTCAGCACATGGGTTGTAGCCCTGCACTTTAGGGTCTGGATATTCTGTCTCACCCAAGCGTCCAATCTTACGTGACAGCTTCAAGTTAATCAGGCCATAAGGCTCGCCCTTGCCTTCATAACCATCCCAGAAGAATTCATGCAGGTCGCTGATGTCATCACAGACAACAGAGTTGTTGGACATAGCTCTCCATGAGGGAATGTTTCCCATGTCCCATCGCTTAGCCAACAAATATTCCACATCATCAGCATCACCAATGGCAATCTGTGCTGATCTACGGACATTACCAGCCACCACAATGGAGCCAATGATGTTCATAATGTCCAAGCAATCAATGGGGCGTAGTTGTTTTCCTTTGCGCTTCTCTAGCACATCAGAGATGTTGTTGATGCCGTTGCACAAATCTTCAGGGCCGCTGGCTGTACCACCAAAGCCTTTGATGGGTGCGCCTTTGCCACGAATAAGCTGTGTGCTGTAGGTGAAGGTGCTGTCGTTCTCTGTGTCGCTTAGGAGAGCCGCTTTAAGCGTCTTGCCCAAAAGCTTAACCCAACCTTCACGGCTATCTGGCACAATGAAAGAAGCGTCAGCGGTATCAATACGAGTAGGACGAACAAATCCAGAATTAACGATTGGAAGTTTCTCAACATTTTCCCTTTGGATGTTATAGCCAACACCACTACCAAGCATCAACAAATCCATAGCCCAAGTGAAAGGCTCAACTGGTTTGTCTATGACAGTGAAGGCACAGTTTTGTAAGCTAGCCAAGCCAAGCTTAGAGACAGTGGGAGTGCCAAGCTGCCACAGGAAACGTCCTGCAACAATGCCTTTTAAACCCAACAGATAGCCCCTTAAACGCTCTTGTTCTGCTTCGGTGAAGCCACACCCTAGCTGCTCATTGGTGGCCCTTACAACCCTGTCTACTACGTCAGTAAACTCCTCTGTCTTGCTGTTTAAATCTGTCTCATTAAGTCTTCGTGCGTATGTACGCTTCATTGTTAAATAGCCTACAGTAGACCAAGGCGTTACTACATTAGTATTCATGTTTCTCCAGTGTATGAATGTTTAGGGAAAATAAAAGGAGCAGAGTTGCTCCTAGAAGGGGATGCAGTTATACACCAATTTATTCTTCGTAGTCTTTCTTTTCTTTCTTTTTTGGTTTCCAGTTAGTGGATACTAACCTATTAGTAGGAAGGTCGGTTGAATGGGCTGCATCATACAATACCTGATCTTTAATTGGATACCCGTAGATAATTTCCATGAAAGAAAGAAAGGCTTCCACAGCAGAACACCAAGTATTAGCATCTTCTGTTGAATAAGAAAGCTTAGTGGATTGTCCGTCTGGTGAGACATAAGAAAAAGTATATCTAACAGTAGGCGGTGTTTCTAAATATTCTCTCATGTTAAGACCTTTCAAATAAATTGGGGTACAAAGATGATAGCACAACTTTACATTGCTCTGCTATTTCCCTATGTTCTTTCTGGGTAGATTCATCACAGCGAATGTCTACATAGTGCAACCAGCTACGCAACGTACCGTTCATGTACATGCGAGACATTGTCAAGCCTTCTGGCAACACTTTCCTAGCCACCTCTTTAGCTATGCCCATACCAATTGCAGCTTTGTATGCATTGGTAGCTAGCTTCCATGTGGCTACTTGTTGCTCATCCCACCACCGCCGAAGCTCTCTGTCTTGTGTTGGCAAACTGTTCTGTCTGTTCTTATCATCTTGCATACGCACTTCACCAGCAGCCCAATCAATTACTTCAGCATAGCGTTGACTAAACTCTTGAAAGCTAAAGCTTCTGTGACGTAAGATTTGTCTGGCAATATCTCTAGTGGTGTTGATTTCCATACAGACATTCACCATTTCAAAAGGACTCCAGTGCTTGTGCTTCATAAGATATTTAAGAAGCTTAGGCGCTGTGTCCTTGTTGTCTTGGTTGTCGGGGTTAGAAACCCGTGCCATGTAAGCAACGAGTTCCTCCCCATTCGGTGTAGACCAAATAAGTTTAACGCTCATACATAGCTTCAATCTTAGCTAAGTAGTTTTCTGCTTCATGGGGAATCATGTAATACCTCAACAACTCTTTGCATGCCTTACGCACATTGTTGGTCATTTCAATATCGTCTTCGTGAGTGGAAGTGTTGAAGTGTGTGTTTACAAAACATGATTTGAGTTCATCGACAAACAAGGAGTCCATTTGTTCTGGCTCAAGAGACACCCATTTTTTATTATCATCCGCTACATCTGAATCTGTGTATGCGTATGTCTCATCTTCATCAATGCACCATTCTTCTGTTTCTTCGTCATAGTAATACCAAGCATCTTCTTCTTCAACATAGTACCACTCAACACCCTCTTCCTCATCGTAGTAGTAGTTTTCATCCACTGCTTCTTCTTCACTGCTATTAAACTCAGGGCTGTACAAAGAGCCTGTCTCAATAGCCTTAGTCAGCATGTCCAACAAAGCATAGTTGAGCAAGCAATGCACTGCTTCTTTGTCCATGTCCACATGGAAGTCTGCGCTTCCGTCTGGATTTTCTTGATACTGATTCAGTTCAATTTTCATTTCTGCTTCCTTTTGATTTTTTCCTCGTCAGTTTTTACTTTGTGACAAGGCTTACACAATACCTGTAGATCAGGTAACTCACAAAACATTCGATCAATATACACATCCCAACTAATAAACCCTACAGAAGGATCAACCACTGGATGTATATGATCTACTTGCACATCTCCAGCAACAAACTCTTCTGCACACATAGCACACTTGAAATGCTGTGCTAGTAGCCCTGTCTTCTTATTAGTTTTTCTTCCGATTAATGCGGATTTAAGAGCCGTGTATTTCGGAGGCCACCTACGTGAGGCTGCTCTCAAAGCAGACGTAATGAAGCTTCTGAATCTAGCGTCTGTCCATTGACCGCCGTTTCTATTCTTGGGGGATAGTTTCGTCAAGGATGTTAACTAGGTTATTAGAAGACTCTTCCTGAGAAAGGAGGTCACGGATGATGTTCAACACTTCGTCCAAAGAGATGGCAACAAACTCAGCATTGAGTTCTCTATCATTCTTAATCTCTGAATAGAACACAACATAGCCGTTAGCTGCTGGTCTAATTTCAATGTGTTGTTCTAGTGACATTAAGAAAGTCCCTCAATGTCAATATGATTGAACACCACTTCTCGTGGATACAGAGGATCAATACCTTCTGCCAAAGACTCTTCAATAAACTCAGTTAATGAAACCTCATCTAAATAAATAGAGGGCAAGTCTTCTGGATCAATAAATGTAGTGATGGATATGTTTATCTTAATCATGATGTTTCTCCAAGCGCATGTCAATCAATTTGGCATAGCCCATAATGTCATGCCAACTATCACGATGATAACAATCCCCATTAACAAGTCGTGACATTTTGTGAGCAATCATATCAAGTGCTTCTGCCATGTCAGGTTCTAACAGAGAATAGTTAACGCCATATTTCAAAACAGATTTAAGGTCTTGGGCTGTGGTGGCAATGTTAATAAAGTCACCATAGTGCCTAGCTCTTCGGTCTAAAGTTTCTGCAATATCCATTATTGCTTACCCCCGTGAGTGATGGTTTCTGCTGTCAATACAAAAGAATCGCCAAAGCTATTGTGATTTGGGTCGTAAGAAATCTCACCAAATTCGCTGTAACATTCATTACAATGTTCCATGATTTGTTCTGCAACATCTTCATGTTTCTCCATAAAAGGAACCACTGAGGCAAGAAGCACACCCATACCTATCATGTCATCCATCTGTTCTTTAGACAAAGTGATGGGGCCAAAGCCTGATACCAACACTTCAAAGCTTCCGTGCCATTGTCCGTCTTCAATGGTTGGTCTTAAAATTACTGCCACATCATTAGGTTTAACTTCATTTGTCATGTTCTTCTTTCTTAGGCGGTTGCCATTCCTGTCCTTCATATCGTCTTAGCCAAAGAAGCCTTCCATTCTCCAGCACTCTAGCTTCATCCCCATCATAAGCTTCTAAGCAAGCAGCATACAAAGCTTCTTCATCAAAAGCTTCAGCCAATATCTCCTCAGCTTTAACAGGGCCTATGCCTTGTAAGCCAATGATATTATCAGCAGCATCGCCTGTCAAGATTTGTTTGTAAAAAGAATGTATGCCTTGCTCAGGAGTGATGTGATAGCCTTGCTTCTTTACAAAGTTGTAATGCCACCCTGCAATTTGATCTAAGTCTTTATCTACAGAAGCTACAATGCATTCTTCTTTAAGAACAGAGGCTTCAATTGCTATAGCATCATCTGCTTCTTGTCCTTCAACAACGACAGCACCCCACTCCTGCACCATATGTTGACGCAAGGCGGGGAGATGTTCTGGTTTAGGGGCTGTCCTGTTTCCTTTGTAGACAGCAGTGATTGCTATGTTGTTCCTGAAGTTGTCTTTCCCTGTGAGAAAGAGTTTCCACTGGTCAACATAGCAACCATTAAATGTGTTGTCCACACCGCACATAAGGATGTCAGCAATATAACTATTAAGCGTATGCTTAGCAGTGGTAATGCTTTCATCCTTACATGCAAAAGCGATGCGATATCCTATGATGTCGGCATCAACTAAGGCTAGCATCAGTCAGTGAGTCCAGCAGTTGCAGCAGCAACTACCTCTGCTTTAGCTTCTTGCTGAGCAGCTTGCACCTGTGGGCCAGCTTGCTGTTGCAAAGTGGCAATGTGGGGAGCAGCAAACTCATAAGGGAGCTTACCCAAAGCTGTCAACATAGCATTGACAGTGTCGATATGGAGGTCAAGTTTAATTTGCATTATGTTTTCCTTCAAAGAACATCTTCATCATCGGCAGCAATGCCACCAGCACCAGCGTATTCAACCAAGTCAGTGATGACAAGCTTGATCAGTGAGGGGCTAACACCTTTCTTGTTCTTGTATGTCCAATCATAACTACCAACCAAAGCTTTAGCTTTGCTGCCATTACCAATGTCTTCAGTGATTTCATCACCGTCCACATCGAATGCTTTCATTGGTTTGTTCTTAGACTTACAAGTGATGTAGCGTCCCATGTCAGCCTTCTTCTCGCTGTCTTGATTGACAGAGATGCCCATTTCTTCCAGAGCCTCCACTGCTGCATCAGACAGATTACACAAGTTGACTTGGTAAGCACCACTCATCTCATTCATTTTGCTCAATTGTGCCCAATAAATATCACATTTAATCTTCAACTTCTTTTTCTCTGTAGTCATTTCAATTTCCTTTATCAAAATCCACCAGTAACGTCAGTGGCAATCACGCCCTTTCGGGAACTAAGCATTTGTAATATCCAAATAATCAGCAGCTTTTCTGAGTAAGGCTGCATCATCCTTCAACATTCCAATTGCTCTGTTACATTGATTACAAAGTAATCCTCGAATCTTTCCAGTGGTGTGATTATGATCCACAGAAAAACTCCATTTTGCCCTGTCTCCCAACACATTATTTTCTGTAGTTTCACAAACAGCACATTTATTATTTTGTTTTTCTAGCATAGAAAAATAAATATCTAAGTCTATCCCGTACCTAGACTTAAGATTATTTTTTCTTAGGCTAAGCTTAGAAGAGATCAAGTTATTTTCTTTCCATTTTTTTCTGGCCTTCTCATCACAAAGTTTACACCTGTAAGATTTACCATCATTTTTATTTTTAGAATTATAAAAAGAATCAAATGATTTTCTAGTTCCACAAACACAACAATCTTTTTGTTGTTCTTTTATATCTTTATCAATATCATTTTTAGTACGCTTTAATTTAGGCATATTTCCTCCTATTTAAAGTTATACAGACTAATGACATTCATGTCAATACTTCCATTGATTAGTGAGTTTGCTTCCAATTGCTGCCAATCTTTCCCTCAGCATCTACTGGACACCTAAATTGTAACACTTCCCCTGCTTTTGTTGCAGCTTTTTCAATAATATCTACAGCTTGTTGTGCTTGAGATACATCAACTTCCCATTGTGTTTCGTCATGTACAAAAGCTATAAGCTTAGCGTCTATGTTAGCTTCATTCAAAGCCTTCGTAGACTCCACCAACCATTGCTTAGCCACCACTGCACCAGCACATTGAAGCAACGTGTTTAAGGCAGCATGCTGTGATCTTATCCATAACATCCTACCGTCAAGTCCGGGCAGCTTACCAAAAGCACCAATCTTATTTATCCTATCCTTCAGCTTCTTTAAAGCTGGGGTGTTTTCAAGAAAGTTTTCAATTAGTTTCTTACCCTTCGTTGCAGACACACCAGCGGTGAGGCCAATCTTTGCAGCACCCGCACCATACAACATTGCATATGTCATAGTTTTTGTTTGGTTACGAAACTTCTTGTGCTCACTATTAGCATCGTCCTTCACTGTGCCTTTAGGAACAAGGCCAAAGGCTTGGCAATTCTTCCAATGGATATCACCCTTCAACAGTTCTTCTTGCCATTCCAGATCACGCATGTAATGGGCTAGGCAGCGTAGCTCAATGCCGCTCAAGTCTACCCCCACCTGCACCTTCCCTTTAGGCACTGTCCACATCTCTCTGCACTCAGCACCATAGGGATTGCCTACGGCTGGAACCTGTGCAATGTTGGGGCTACTGTGCGTACATCTGCCTGTCACTGCACCGTTGGTAATCACCTTGCCATGCACCCTGCCATCAGGCTGTACAAGTTCAAGCCAACTACTAACTTGAGCCACACGCTTTTGCAGCATGAGATATTCAGACACAAGCTTTGCTTCTGGTAGATCAATGCCTTCAAGCACTGTCTCATCCACAATGATGTTGCCCTTCTCAGTTTTCTTGTTAAACACAACACCAAGCCCTTGCAAACGCTCAGCTATTTGTTGTCTACTGCCGGGATTAAAGACAGTCACTTTGTCCTTCAACTGCTTGCCTGTCTTATCAGACCAGCGTTGCTCAACAATGGGCTTAAACACTTCCTGCATCTGCCCTTCAATGTCAGCCATACGTCCACTAAGCTCAGCCTGTAACAGCATAGCTTTGCGTTCATCAAGCATGAAGCCTGTCTCTTCCATCTGCTTACATATGAGGGCCACTTCATGCTCAAGCTGAATGCTCTTATGACTAAAGCCTTCATCGGCTAATGCCCTAGTGAGATGGTTGTGCAATCTTCTAAGCAGCAATACGTCTTGCTCACAATACTGAGCCATCTCTTCAGACCATCCAGCATCAAAGGCTGTGAAGCCAATCTTGTGACTATCTAGTCTGATGCCCCATGCTTCTAAGCTGTGCAAGGACGGTGCTTTCTGTCCCTCAACAGAAACCATCTCAATGTCTGGCTTATACAAACGAGACATGACAAGTGTATCCTCCAGTTTGCTTGGTTGTATCTTTATGCCCCACACCTTGCTCAGCACTGGAGCATCAAAGCCAATGATGTTATGTCCACACACTTCATCATCGCCTAAGTATTCAAGCAAGCCTTCTGGATTTCTCCAGTGTGTAAGCACACCATTTTTCATAGTGACACAAAGCCAAATGGTGGTATGGCTTGTGTTTGTTTCTATGTCAAGATAGATCATTGTGTGGTTTATAAATTGTGTTCAGTGTTTCAAAACTTCCATCATCAAACTTATAAATCACAATGCTTGTAGTGATTTTATCTGTGCCCAAAATGGGGTGGTCTAAACCATATACTACAGCCTGTGTAATTTCATTGCTGTCTTGTTTGTACAATTCTTTCTGCTCATCAGTGATGAAGCTATTAAAGAATTGAGCTTCACCAATAAAGGTGACAATTGGTTTCTGACTCATAGCGCTTCTCCTTCTTCTTCAACAAACTCTAACATCCTACCAGTGTGCTTATTGTAAAGCAAGTTACCAGCAGGGCCTGTTGTTCCACTAAACCTGTTTTTAAGTACACGCACCTTAGTCATGTTGCGTACCTGTTCTTCTTCTGCCTGTCCGTTACGCTCAAGGCCAATCACCATGTCACTAAGCTGTGCAATGGAGCCACTACCCCTAAGTTGTGCCAATGAAGTGACAGCACCTTCTTCATGTCCCTTGTCTGATGGACGTTTCAAATGACTGACAATGACCAAGGCAATGTTTGTTTCTTGTACAAGCATACGAAGCTTAGTCATAATTTCATCAATGGCTTTACGTTCATCACCACTCTCTTGTGCAGACACAATGATTGATACGTGGTCAAGGAAAATGTATTTACAACTAAGACCCTTTGCCATGTAACGAACACGGTTGATGATGTTGTCTGTTGTTGTGCTGCCGAAGTGGTCAAACAAAAACAATCTACCTGTACCCAATGTATTGTCAAAGGCTCTCTTGCGTTCTTCCTCTCCCACTTCATGGTCGGGCAAGTGCAGAGGGACATTAGCTGCAAGAGACATGATGGATAAGCCTGTCTTACGAATGCTTTCTTCCAAGAACATGAGGCCAATGTTGTCCTCTGTCTTCTGCACAATGTGCCATACAATTTCTCTAAGCACTTGGCTCTTACCCAGCCCACTACCAGCAGTGATGGTGACAAGCTCACCAAAGCGCATACCATAGGTGAGTGCATTGAGTTCTTGCCAAGGATAGAAGCAATCTGCTGGAGCCAAAGGCTTAGACATTTCATCCCACAAGGTGGAGCCAGAAACAATACCGTCTGGTACAAACTGCTCAGCCCTCCACCATCTGTCTACAAAGGAAGCTTCCTTGCTGTCAGACAACCAGTCACAAGCGTCCTTGTAATCAGGCAATGGCTTAAACACCTTGCACTTACTACCAAAAAGCTCAGCCACTTCCTTAGCTGCCTTCACTCCATGCTCATCACCATCAAAACATACAATGATGTTTTCAAAGCTGTTGATGTATTCATAGTGTTGCTTGCAATCCTTTAAGGCAGAGCCAGCACCATTACGTATAGACACTACAGGATATTTACTACCTGTCATTTGATATGCAGCCAGTGCATCAAACTCACCTTCCACAATGGTGAGATAGCGCCCACCAATGGGGAACAGGTGCTGTCCAAAGAGTGTTCCCTTGCCCCATGCACCAGCAGTGGAGAAAGATTTCTCTTTAGTGCTTCTAACCTTAGCAGCTACAAGCTGATTGTCTTTGTCGTGGTAGGGGAAATACAACCCATCATCACAACGAACAACTCCATACTTTTCCATTGTTGCTTTAGTGATGCGTCTATCAGAGACAGACACTGACATGCCTTCTCTGTATTTCTTTAGGAAAGAAACGTCTTGTTTCACATCCACTTCTTCTGTTGCTGCTAACATTTTTATTTCCTCAGTGTGGCTGGTTGCTGGAGTGAATGTATTACATACAAAGCACTTGGTTGACAAGTCATCATTGATTGCTAGTCCATCTGAGCTACCACAATGATGACAAGGTTGGTGTGTCTTTATGAAAGTTAAAGATTTAATTACCACTCTATGCCTTTGTATTTAATGTCGTGTGTTTTTAATATCTGGGTATAAGCATCAAAGAGTTTCTGCATTCTGCTTTTGTGCAATGCTGCTATGCCAATAATTAAATTGGCTTGCTCGTCTTCTGTCAGTGGAGTTGACCTGTCCAACAATGCCCACAATAAAAGATCAAGGTCTTCTGATGTACCCCATGCTTGCATGATGAGTGCTTCTAGTTCGTGATAGTTCATAGATGTTTTCCTTTGTGTTCGTTAGCTAAAGAGTGGTCAAGAAACACTTCGCCACAAATGCGACAACGCCATGCAACGCTTTCTACAATTATAGTTTCTTTGTTGCCATGTAGGCCACGCACCCTACCGAAGAATGTGCGAATCATTTCAAGCATTGTTCTTCTCCTTGAACTTGTCAAAACAATGCCAGCACATATAACCGTGATTCTTTGTTGACCACCAGACAAAATAAAAAGGGCTGTTGTTGAATCTGTTCTTTAGGCACTTAGGACATTGTTTTATTTTCATGTGTTCTTCTCCTTGAGTTTGGCTTCAATGGCTCGGACAAACTCACGCAAACTTTCATGCCCAACAATGTTCCATGTATCAATTTCCTCATCCGTCAGCCCTACCCATTGCCGCTGTGCTGCGGGTGGGGTGGCTTTGATCTTTTGCAGCAGCGTCACACGCTCCATGTCCCAGTTCTTTTGCTTCTCGGCCATTGTTCGGTTTGCAATGTTGTCGCAGCGTCGGGCGTGGTCAAGCTGCACCTCAATCATGCCGTCGATCAGTTCCTTCTCACGTTCAGTCCACGCCGCTGGCTCCTGCTTCTCAGCCTCTGCGATGGCGGTGCGGAGGGCTGACATTGCGTACTTTGCCACAGGAAATGGCATTGCCTCATCAATCAGTTTCAGCGCCTCAAGCGCCTGCTTCATTGCTTCAATCATGTCTTACTCCTTAATCCCGTAAGCGGCTTCAAAGTCCTGCCGTATTCCAGCAAGATTCATTTGAAAACTCATGTTGGCCTTGATTATTTTTTCGACTTGCTCATCCGTCAGCCCTACCCATGTGCGCTGTGGTGCAATAACACCATTCTCTGATACAAATTTCATAGTCTTGCCGCAAGTGCAGTTGTACTGAACTATCTTCACAGGCGTTGCCCATGCTTCACGGGCTTTTGATTCATATTGTGATCCCCGCTCATTTCTCATACCTCCCCGACAAGACTTCGTGCTGAAGAATACCGGCTTCCCAGTGCACCTCCATGTTTGTGATGTTGGCGGCATACTTGCATCGGCTCCCATCTTTCTTGCGGACAACCACAATCACCTGCTCGTCAGGTTCAGTCTCGTCAAGCGCACAAGACAATGCGGCAGTGGCGTTCCACTTTGAATTGAATGGCTCGATCTTGCTCATCTCACACCTCCAGCCGTTCAAGCAAACTTTGCAGATTCATCGACTCACGATTAACTTTTTGAGTAGCCTCATAAAAAGCATTTGCAATGGGTGACATTGAGATGGTTAGTTTTTCTTGGTCATGTGACTTAACAGGCATATCAGCCAGCACGGGGTGAAGCCTATGCTCAAGCGTCTCAATAACGGAGCGCAGAAAATTAAGTTGAGTTTGCAACTCCATCATATGCCTGTCGATAACAGACCTGTACTGCTCTGATTCCTCAACCTGTTTAATTTGATGCTGTTCCATAGCGTAAGCCTCCTGTTTTTGCCTAACTAACCATTTTTCGTATTCGTGCATTGACATACTCATGATTTATCCTCCGTCACCGCTTTAATTGCATCGGTTATTAACTTGTTTAAATCATCCCACTCCTCTGCGCTAAACAGGCTCATATGAAAGTCACCAATTTGCGCTTCATCGTGCGTAGCACCCAAACCCTTATCGGGCGCAGATATTGTGGTGATAAACATATCCTCATCCATGTAGATGGAGACCTCGGTTACTTTTGCTTTGAATCTGCTCATGTTCTCTCCTTGTAAAGTGGCTCCCATCCGTTAGCCAACGCCCAGTCTTTGTGTGTGGTTACATTCCCATACGCTCCCGGCTCGTGCCACGCCACAGGCTCTTCTTCTGTGCGCTGTGGGTGGGTGTAGAGGGGTTCAAGCAAATAACTATACCCGCTAGTGCGAATAAATTCCATTGCATCCAGCTTGTCGTGATATAGCAAAGCACCATATCGCCACGCATCAGGCTCTTGGCTTTCAAGCTCTGCAATGGCTTGGCGTAGGGATGTGATGGCGTTGTTTATTGTCTTTGCGTAAGCGTTAAGAATTGGCGGGTAATCATCCAAAGGTTTTGGCGTTTCCAACGCTTCCAGCGCCTGTTTCAATACTTCAATCATTGTT